CTTTGATGAGAACGTAAGGCCATATCCAGCATTAACCATATGGCAGATTAACGATAAGTCGGTTAGGCTCATACATGAAATATGCCTAATTAGTCCCGATAATAAACTACTAAATGTAGCAAGGGAGTTTGTAAGGTGGGCTAAGTCTATGATGTGGAACAATAAGGTCTTCTTGTACGGTGATGCTTCCAGTGATAAGGACGATGCTAAGTTGGAGAAGGGGTACAACTACTGGACTATGTTAAGGAATGAGATACAAAAGCATTTTCCGGTTACGATAAGGAAGCCTTCTAAGAATCCACCTGTTGCGTTAAGTGCTGATTTTGTCAACTCGGTATTAGAGATGCAGTTCGATGACATAAACATCATAGTGAACGAAGTCTGTAAAGAGTCAATTAAGGATTTCACTTTAGCAGAGGAGGCGGCAGACGGAACAATGAAGAAAACAAAAACTAATGGAATAGAGTTGATAGGACATATCTCGGATACTATCAGGTATTTTATATGCGAAGCATTTAAGGAATCGTTTGTGAAATATCAGCGCGGCATTGAAAAAATGGACTATACTATAAAGAGGAGAGGAGAAATAAGCAGAAAATCCCACAAAAGATATTAAATTTGTAGGATAATTAATTAATTTATGGCTTTTCTAAGAAAGAAAGACTACTACCATCTTATCCAGTCAGACAACCTAGATGTTGTCACGGGCAGTGATGATACTTTAATTAGCGAAACAGAGCGAGTATCACAGAGCGAGATAGAGAGCTACCTACGTCACAGATACCTTGTCAACCAGATTTTTATTAATATACAGGCCTTTGCTATAGGCACTGCTTACAAAGTAAACGATTTAGTTGAATGGACTGAGACGGCTTGGGTTATTGGCACTACTTATACTACAGGTCTTCGTGTTAGTTATGACGGTAAGATATATTCGAGCCTTCAGAATGCCAATATCGGCAAACAGCCAGATACAGAGCCTACGTGGTGGGATGAACTAGCTGATAATGAAAGTTTGTGGTATGTAAGACAGGACACAACCGGCAACCTGCCTACGTCTGCTTATGCTTTCACGGCAAACGCCTATACCGGCAATCACGGAGATATAAAAGGATGGGATAAGACCAAAACGATCTATCTCAAGAAGTTTTCTGATGACACGATACGAATGTATCACACTACCGATGACAGGACTAATGACACTAACACGGTAGGAATATTTAACTACGACCCTACAAGCCTTGAGTTTCCAAAGACGGTAGACATATGTGCCGGTGCAAGTAAAGACAATATTTTAGGTGGTAGTATTGACATAACATCGTTTATTGCTGATGATACCGAGTGGAATGTTGTTGCATCTAACTATTTTACGCTGGGCGACAACAGAAACCAGCAGATCAAAACGTATATGATTGATATTACGTTATATCATTTACATTCACGCATCAACCCTCGTAATGTTCCTGACTTCAGGATAGCGAGGCGTGACGATGCTATAGGATGGTTAAAGATGATCTCTAAAGGACAGATAACAGCAGACCTTCCGGTATATACCGATACAGACAAAGGGCAAAACACAATATACGGTTCAAATGAAAAGCTAACACATAGTTATTAAGGCAATTAAAAAGAATTATGATAAACGACAAGAATCTATATATAGTAACATGGATTGATTCACAAAGTCCTGTAACCAATAGATGGGAAGATATAGAAGATATGTTAGAGCCAAAGAATATGATATGTATATCTGTTGGATGGATTGAGAAGGAAACAAAAGATAATATAGTAATTATGCCACATATTTCAGATATTTACGACAAGGAAGAAAAAGGTCATGCTTGCGGATTAATGACAATTCCTAAAGTTGCTATATTGAAACGTGTCAATATAAAATATAAGTTATAATGCGGATTCCATTCACGAGTTACAGTATAGGCAAGGTAGAGAACGTAAGCAAGAGACAGCCTGAGAGGGTGCGTGTATCAAACAAGGTTGTCAGAACACAACTGATAAGGACACGACAGGATATTAGTAGATGGAGAAGCGCGGTTAATATTGCTGAGAGCGTACACAGGCCGGATAGGGTTGAGTTAATACGAATATATAAAGACGTTATACTGGATGCTCACCTGTCAAGTCTTATGATGACACGGGTAAACAAGCTGCTGGCTAATAATTTCTTTTTATTTAACCAGGACGGCACTATTAATGAAGACGAAACGGATAAATTAAAGTCATCTTGGTTTGAGAAGTTCCTAAAGCTATCTATGGACAGTATCTTTTACGGATATGAGGTGATACAGTTTGGTGGGATAAAAGACGATGGCTTTGAGAGCGTAGAGAAGATACCGGAAGAATATGTAGTGCCTGAGTTGGAGTTAGTGAAGAAAGACCTTTTTATCATAAGCAAAGAGTCTGGGATATTCTACAAGCAGCCGCCTTATAACAGATGGGCGTTATGGGTAGGGTCTGAAAACTACGACTTTGGACTATTGAATAAAGCCACTCCTTTGGCGTTGTGGAAAAAGAACGTATTAGGCTCATGGAGCGAATTTGCCGAGCTGTTCGGTATGCCTATACGAATGGGTAAGACTGATATACTAGATGCGGAACGAAAAGCTAACATGGAGAAGATGATGGAGTCTATGGGTTCTGCTGCATGGGGGGTGTTTGACAAAGAAGACATAATGGAGTTTGTATCAACGAGTCAATCCGATGCTTTCAGGGTGTATGACAAACTAATAGAGCGAGTAAACAGTGAAATCTCTAAGCTGATACTTGGACAAACAATGTTATCTGATGACGGCAGTAGTAAAAGTCAGGGCGAGGTACACGAAAGGGTAGCTAACGATTATACCCATGCAGACAAGATGTTTTTGGCTAATATTGTTAATGACAAGCTCATTCCTTTCTTAAAGATGCACAGAATCATTACTGCTGATGTCGTATTTAAGTGGGATTCAACAGAGCGATTAACTATACTACAAAACAAAGAGATAATAAAAGAGTTAAGCCAGTTCTACTCATTCGACCCGGACGAGGTGAGCGAGAAGATAGGATTCAAGGTGGAGATAAAAGAAGGTGGCCTGCCTGTTCCCGAAGATAATACGGTTATGAATACTGTTGCTGATCTATACAAAGGATATTTTGACGATAAAACCTGTTGCTAATGGCAAGAACGATACAAGTAATATACGATGCGATAATAACGGAAAAGGAGACTTTTTCAAGTCTTGACACATTAGTTCCTAACCCGGACACGTCACAGACGTTTTTATCTGACCTTAACTCTACGTCAAAGGTAGCTATATGGCGGTTGTTATGTTGGCTAATGGCTGTTGCGATCTGGACACACGAAAAACTGTTTGACCAGCACACCGCAGAAGTGGAAGAAAGGGCGCAGGAGTTAATACCTGGAACATTACGATGGTACACAGACCAGTCTAAGTTATTTCAGAACGGATACGACCTGACGTGGGACGGTGACAAATATATCTATGAAGATACGACCTCTACCGATGCTGTTGCAGCACAGATAGTCACTCAGGCTTCAGCAACAGAGGTAAGCGGTCAGGTTATCATAAAAGTAGCTAAAGGGGATGTAGGTAGCTTATCTGCTTTATCCGCTGGCGAGAAGGTTAGCTTTGACAGTTACGTAGATCAGATTAAATTTGCTGGTACTAATACAGACATAATAAGTGAGACTGCCGACATATTAAGGGTGGGCTACACTATAACATATGACCCTCTGGTGCTTGACTCCTCCGGTGTGCTTATCGCTGATGGCGTGACGCTGCCTGTAGAAGTGGCAATAGAGGGTTACATACAAGCTTTGCCGTTTGACAACGACTTTAGCGTGATGAACTTGACCGATGCTATACAAGAGGCAAGCGGGGTGTTGAATGCCGTATGTACTGCTGCTAATGCTACATATGGAGCTATCCCGTTCCCCGGAGAAGACATATTAGCTGACCCGGAGCAGAAATACAGCCCTCGTGCTGGCTATTTGGATAATGACGCAGCATATCCAGACATAACTTACATATCTGGCTAATGGACTATTTTGTAAACTTTAGGAACGTAGGGGATCAGCTCTTGCCTCATTTTTTGAGGAAAGAAAACCTTTTAAAGATATTATACAGCTTCCTAAAGCCATTGCAGACACTTAACAATAATTTAGTTGCTGTTGTGTCATTCGGTCAGAGCGATATCTCGTTCTATCAGTTCTATCTATTTATAAAGAACTTTCTGAGGTTTACCGGGCAGACCATATACTTAGAGAAATACCTTAACAGTATATACGACCCGACTAATGAAAAGATATATATTGAGAATACGGCAAACAGCAATTTTACTTATCTATATAACGAGATAGAGGCTCGATCACCTCGTTATTTATATAACAGGTGGCGCAGCACCACTACGTTTGCTATAAATAAGTACTGCGTTTTTAACAATCAATTGTGGATAAGTCTGCAAAACGGCAATTTGAATAAGCAGCCGGGAAGCGAACCCCTTTGGTGGGCGCAAGATACAGGCAGTCCGTTGTTTTTATTTAACTCGTCTGAGGCTGGCTCTCAGTATGATTTTATAGTATATGTTCCAGCGTCTATATCCTTTGACAATACTAAGATGCGGAAACAAATCGATCAGTATAGATTAGCTGGAAAGCGTTACACAATAACCATAGTTTAAATGTTATATCTTTGTGTCATTATAAACCAAAAAAACTTTAAATTATGAAAAACTTATTATTAATTTTAACATTGTTTTCTGCATCTATGTGTGTCGGACAGAATTTGTCAGGCATGATAGATGAGCAGTTAAAGAAAGATTCTCTAAATTCACTCATATGCAAAAAGGAGGGGCATGTATGCAAAGACTTGTATAGAAGTACTGCAATGTACTGCCCTCCGTACATCGTTGAGACAGATAGTGGGACGGTTGTAGTAACACCCGGATGTAACATACTGATGTATGTATGTGATAGATGTAACAAGATGGTATATGAGCAAGAAAAAGAACGTAGAGAATTAATAACTAAATAACTAAAACTATGAAAAATATAATAATAACAATCGCGCTACTATTATCGCTAAATGTATTTAGTCAGGAATGTACTGACTTAATCGAGATTAAGCTAAGAGACGTTAACACAATGCAGTTAATAACAAATGATACAATTGAGTCCATGAGAATGACTTATTTTGAGACTTATATTGCTGGAAATGGTATAAGATTAGACAATGCCCTTATTGTGCCTGAGTATTTTATTAAATTTAATGACACAACTTATTTTCCACACACGCCAGATTTGGATTTCGGAAATGATTGGGGCGAAGTTCGCGCTAGATTTGCCAATCCCGGTTATGAGTACAGGGGAGTATTTCAGGTTATAACAACTGTTATTCATGGATATGACAGTACTTATACTGTTTGTTTCGACTTCGTTGTCTATGATGAGATAACGGGGGTAAATGAGGTAAATTCTGTAGAGAACGTACCGTTCAGGTGCTACAACTTACTAGGCCAAGAGATAGAAGAGCCATTTGGCGACATCTATGTCAAGGTCTATGACAATGGAATCATAGAAAAAATATATAGATATGGACAAATTTTTAACGACAGATAACGGGGGGCTACCCCTCGTTTTAGATGACCTGCGATGGTTTTTAGGACAAGATTCAAACCATGGAATCTATCAGGCATTAAACAACCAATACAGAGGGTTTGGTGATAATTTTATAATTACAGGATGTATAGAGGGCGGCTCTCCGGGAGCTGTCACTCTTACTGAAGGGTGGATAATATTAGATGGCGAACTACTAAAGGTAGACGCTCAATCTGCATTTAACGAGGGTGCTGACAGTACATTCGTTAAAGTGGTTACAACAGACACAACGGGTGATAAGACATTTCAAGATGCAAGTTCTGTAAGTACATATCAGAAAAATCGTGCTGTCATAAGTGGTGTTGGTGGAACGCTAGATTATAACGGTCTTCATATATGGGATGTTTTCACAAAGAAAATGAGAATTAGCGGTACTGAAAGATTAGGTGAAAACAGTATGCCGACCCTTGTAAGGAAGATTATTGATATAGGCGATTGGAATATGGACTCAGATCAGACAAAGGCTGTTGCTCATGGGTTGTCTGCAAGTGCGATAAGGAGTATTACCGCTACGATAAGGAAGGATGCAGCCGCTTCTCCTTTTAACTATTACCAAATAGACTTTCACGATGGTGCTACTACTCATGGAGGCGTAGGCGCAACTACATCGACAGACATTCAGTTAAAGCGTACTGGTGCTGGATTTTTTGACTCAACAGACTTTAATTCTACCTCTTACAACAGGGGATGGATAACAATTTGGTCAACTCCATAATGCTCAAACCAGAACAAATAGAAAAACTCTTAAAAGATATATGGGCTGGTATCATATCAATAGAAAACCTACCTGTAAATCTGTATAATGCCACAATTAAGAAGCTGCTTAGTGGTACATATCAGGGATTTGGCAGCACGCTATTAGAACTACCGGTAGACAGTCCTGATTATGCGTTACTGAACAAGCTAAGAGTAAACATATATGAGTTTAGCGGGGCTAAGACGTTTCAACAGGTAAAAGACACGCAGAACTTAATATTTGACGCACAGGGATTCAAAAGAAACTTTGGTGACTTCAAAAAGGACGCAGATCAGGTCTACGACATATA